TCGTGAATGGCGAATTAAGAAAAGTTCCTTTGCAAACCATATGGATTTTTTGAATAATCGTATGGCTACTGATTGGGAAGAAACTGCTGAAGCCCAAATGAAATTTTCAGATTTACTTTCTCCGAAGAAAGTTGTTGAACCTGAAGTTTTTGAAGATTGTATTGATTCCATCGATTTTGTTCGCACAAAAGTGATGGAGTTGAAAGAAGAAGGTAAAGACCCTATGGAAGTCAGAGAATGGTTTGCTCAGTCTGATGAATCATGGGCTATGTGGCAGAGGTATGTTCAACATAATCAACCAATTAGCAAATATAAGAAGATGTTTGAAGAGTCTTTAGCTGTTTGTACTGATTATTTGAATAGGTTTAGTGAAGCTTGTAAACGTTTGATAGTGGAGAATCCCATAATAAGTTTATTAACATTGTTTGGTTCTGCTGTTGCTGTTGGAGCTGTTGCCTATTCATTCTTGAAAGATGATAGTGATGATGAAGTTGAAATGGCTCATTCAGGTAATAATGTAGTTCCTCGTGTTCAAAATAATAAAGTTGAACTTGCCCATTCTGGTTCTAGTCAAATTTCTGTTCTTCCTCGAGCAAATGTTCAATTTTCACGACAAAAATTAATGAATAGTGCTATGGAATTGATTACTCGTGCTGAAGTTGAGGGCTGTTCTGATCCCAATGCTCATGAAATAGTATCTGGTAAAGTTAGGAAAAATTCATTTAGATTGAATGTGCATAATTTGTCTGGAAATGTAACTTTCGTGAAAGGTAAAATTTTTATTATGCCATATCATTTTTTAGTTATGATGTTTGCCGCTGGTGTGTCTGCTGATGAGGTTTTGTATCTTTCTCAAGAAGAAAATAACAAAATCATTTCTTTTCCTTTTAAACATCTTGTTGATTTTTGTGGAACAACTTTTAAGTTAACGGACAATGTTATACAATATAATCGGTGTGGTAATGAGAGTGACTTGGTCTTTGTGAATTTGCACAAGATGCAAAGTTATCCAATGTGCGACATTTCTCAATTATTTATATCACGATCACAACAATCTCTTTTGTCAAAAGGGTCCTACTCTGGGGCTTTTTTGACTTATGATCATGACAAAAATGGGAGTGAAGAACGGTTGTGGAGGTGTTATAAGTGGTTTGCTAATATTAATAGTCATGACTCTGCATTGGAATTAGATTATCCCAAAAGTTTATCCTTATCTGCAATGAAAATTCGTAATTTTTATAAGTATGAAGGTGTGAGTGTTCCTGGTGATTGTGGAGCTGTTTTAGCTATTTATAATAATCAGATTGATCGTAAATTGATTGGAATGCATAATGCTGGACGTGGAGGTGTAGGTTATGCTGTTCCTTTAACATTTGAAGGAATTGAAGAACATTGTTCAAAATTTAAAGTTGAAGCACAGTTTTGTTTGGAGCTTCCCGATAATATTGACCCTTCTGGTGAAATTAAACTCCCTATTGGCAATTTTGTAGCAATGGGGAAAAGTTCCATTAAAGTTGGTCAAGCCACAAAAACAGTTTTACGCGAATCTCGTTTGCATGGTCATCTCCTTCCTGTTCTTAAACGACCAGCGAAATTGATACCACACATGCAAGATGGAGAATTGTATGATCCTTTAATGGAAGGGTTGAAGAAATGTGGTCAGAATTGCCCTATATTGGATAATGCTGTTTTAGATGAAATTACATCAGTTTTGTCTCCACTTATTAATGGTGAGAATGTGCATTTTTCTGAGAGACATAAGTATGAACGATTTTTAACTTACACTGAAGCTATAATTGGTGCAGAAGATGATTTCATGCACCCTATTAATAGAACAACATCTGCTGGCTATCCCTGGTGCAATGATGTTGGGAAAAAACCAGGTAAACAATCCTATCTTGGTTCAGATGAAGAATATGATGCTTTCCCACCTAATTTTAAAACTAAAGATGGAAAACGTGTGCATGATGCTGTGTTGAGTTTGATTGATGATTGTTCAAAAAAGATTTTGCGCAATGTCGTGAGTGTTGATACGTTAAAGGACGAGTTGCGACTTTTGGATAAAGTTTCTACTAGA